ATGTTTTGCGAAGAAAAAGTAGCTCAAATGGCTGCATACCTACTTCTTAAGCGAGGTGGGCGCATGGCATATCTGAAATTGATGAAGTTGCTCTATCTGTCTAACCGCCAGTCGATTTTGAAGCATGGCAGGATGATCGGCGAAGATAGCCTTTACTCTATGAAATTTGGACCAGTCATGTCGAATACGCTGAACTTGATTCGCGGTAAGGCTGAAGGCATTGGTGACTACTGGTACAACTTGATAGAGACGAACGGGCATAATGTATCGTTGCGTTCAGATCCGAGGGAAATGGATGCAGACGAGGTCTTTGATGAATTGAGTCGTGCAGATATCCGGATTTTAGATGAAATCTATTCTCGGTATGGGCATATGAACCGATTTGATCTCGCAAATATGACGCATTTAGAAAGCGTTTGTCCAGAGTGGCACGATCCTGGCAATTCTCGTAAGCCTATAGACCTGAAAGAAATGCTGATCAGTGAGGGTAAAAGCGAGGATGAGGCTAATCGCATAATTGGCAAAATGGAAGAATCTCAGAAACTTAAGGAATTTTCTTTGCAATTATCATGACGGATTATCAGCCATACAGGAAAGGAACTGTGCTTGCCCCAACTGGGCCATGCAATCATCTTCATGTGATTTGTAATGATCCTGTTTATTACCCCGTTAACGATTGTTATTGTGTTTTAGTTGTTAATATTTCTAGTATCAAGGATGGTGTCCCCCACGATCCGTCTTGCGTCTTGAATTCTGGTGATCATCGCTTTATCAAGCATCCAAGTTATGTTGTTTACGCTGAAGCTATAATTTGGCGAGTGGATAACATGGTTAGAAAGCAGCGATCGGGTGAGATTTCTGTTCATGATGATATGCCAGAAGCTACATTCAATAGAATTCTGGACGGTTTTGATATCTCTGATGAAGTTACGCCAAAGAACCTTAAATTTAAAAATAAATATTGCGTATCATCTATTGATGATGAGTAAACAACAGGAATTGTTTCGGTATAACTTCAGGAGTTTTCTATGGAAGATCAAAAAGCAACCAAGCCACAGGTTAAGTTCGACACAATGAAAGCATTCGCAGGTATGGGTGCTGCTGTTGAAGTTCTGATGAAGGCTGCTCCTAATGCGTTCACTCACGCTACTGTCTCTGGTAAAGAGCAGCAGGGTAAGCTTCGTCGTCGCAAAGCAGCATGATCATAGCTGGTGCTTTTTGAAAACCCGCCTTTAGGCGGGTTTTTTATTTAGTGATGTTCTTTGCCCTTCTGTTTGCTTGTTCTGACCTGTTCCCACTCGATACGTCCTTCTTCTCGTCTTTTGTCTATGTATTCCGCAAGATCCTGAATATTGATGCAACGTTTTGCTTTTTGTGATGTGCCGATGCGATATGTTGGAACGGGCAACTTACAAGCGTTTGCTTTTGCTTCTGCCGTGGCTGGACTCATGCCAAAGTACTTTTGGCTAACTGCTGAGAGTTCAATGTTAGGGGTATTGAATTCAGCCATCAGTAAAAACAAGGTGTTCATAATTTTCTCCATCAAAACCGGCTGCACCCGGGAAAATCATAATTCTGTGCTGGTGGCAGGAATTAATTTCTGCCAGATAGCGGAAACATATTTTGCCTGATGACGGGCATCAGCCAGGGCGTTGTGCCGTTCGCCATCGAAAGGCATGTCCATTTTGGGGTCGAATCCGATGGAACGCCCAAGCGTAACGATCGTGCGTACATCGTGGTCATTCCAGTATGCCCACGGGCAGATTTGTCCTGCTCGCTCATAAGCTCCACGTAAAATTACGTTGTCGAAGGTGGCTCCGTTACCCCAGACTTTTAAATATTTCGTATTGTCTGCGTGCCGGTTAATGAAATGATTTAGTTCTGAGAGAGCATCGCTGATCGACAAAGTATCATCAATACAGATTGCAGCTCGTGCTTCAGGGCTTTGTTTCAACCACCACAGGATGGTATCGCCGTCAGGTGTAGCTCCTTGCCCCATAGCACTTTCCAGGCTAACAACCGTATAGAATTCTTGTCCGATGTCTCCGGTTTCTGGAGTGAAGAACACCGCGCCAATGGAAACGATCGGTGCATCCTTATTTTTCCCCATCGTCTCAAGGTCGATCATTAAGTTGTTCATCACTTCACCTCTTGTGATGGTTTTGCTGCAAAATACTCGATACCTTTATCCCAGATAGATTTTATGGTCGACCACGTGACTGGCACTTTAATTTCAATACGTCCGCTCCCGTCACAGGTATCGCAATCATCATCGCCAAAGCATTCCAGGCAGCTTATAAACGTAGTTTCTGAAAATTCACCGGATAGCGCCCCCTTAGCGCCGTTCTCGGCTGTTAGTCTCTTCGGCACCATAACCCAACCATCCGGAGTTACCGGAGAGTTGCCAGACAGTGCGTTCTGCAATCGTTCCAGCTTAACGTATTCCTGAACCCTGTTTCCGTCGCACGCCTGAAGCCATTGCACAGCCTTTTGCGCATCAGTGTGAAAGGCACAAGTGCGACCGTCATCAAATTGCATTTCGTAGAGGTCAGCAACCTGTTTAAACTGCGTTTGTGGCAACTTGTAAGCCTGGCTTGCAGGTACGGCACCATAGAGCATGGCAGCGCGGCAGGCGTTCCAGCCTTCATCAAAACCGACTATGCCATTATTTAAAGACGGACGAGCATCTGGCACCACCGGCACTGGCTTGGCTATATATAGCGGCTGAACATACCAGCCCTTTGATAACCAACTGTCAGCAATGTTTTTACTCCTGGTTATTGCCGGAATACCTAAGCCATTGTCTGAATGCAGCCATGCCACCGGATCCTCTTCCAGCGATGCCAGAGCAATTTCATAAGCACGGCGCTCAACATTGTCTCGCACGTCCATGCTGCTGATTCGTTCTTTGATTTCTTTAATCAGTTCTTTATCGGTAAATGTGGTCATTATGCTCCAGCCTCCGGTGCTTTTGGCATTACTGCCCAGTGAGTGATGTTGACGTTTTCAAGGTCCCCGACCTGAAATGTCCACTGCCATTCTCCGGTTTCTTTTTGCCCCCATGTATACCAGAGAGAACGCCAGCCAATCAGCCAGCCTTCTCCATTAGCATCAAATAACAGAACACTTTCATTCGCTGGCGGCAGTTCAGCTGACACTGGTATTACTTTGTTTTCCAGTGCTGCACATTTAGCTTCAAGCGCATCAAATTTACGCACCAGGTATTCAGCATCCGTTTCATTCACTTTCAGATCTCGCGGTACACATTTCCCGCGAAGAAATCCTTCCATTTCGAAAACATTCATGCGCATTTGCGTAACTCCGATAATTCGTTAAAGCGTTCCATAAACATCCCGTAGGCATGGCCTGGTGCCAGTGGAATCACGTTGAACATCTCTGTTGCCGGGATACCTTCCAGTACAGGCCAGAAAGAGCCATCATCAAGCCCGAGATCGCGGCGTTCGGTTGCCAGCATGATGAGATCGGCATATTTCACGGGCGTACTCATAACCGGTGGTAACCCGTATTTCTCACGGATTACGGCGTCTATTTTTTCTTCCATCCGTTTATAGTCAGGAAGAAGGCGTTTCAGTGGTGCGGGAATGTCCTGGCAATACGCTTCTGTTGCATCATGCATTAACGCTTCAAAAGCAAATTCCTGCGGCACCAGCTGGCTGCAAAGAACCGCATGTTGGGCGACGCTGTAGAAGTGCGAAAGATGACCGGCAAAGCGACAGATATTTGAAAGGGAAACCGCGATATCGTTAATATCGATGTCGTCTTTATTTATCCTGTCATAATAAAAATGCTTCCCAGAAAAAGTTTTGATAAATGACATTTTGTTCTCCACGTATATGCGCTGCACCGCGCTGAATTCTGGTAAAAAGAATCCCTCACCATCCGGCGATTATTGAGTAAATTACGTTTCCATAAATGCCCCCGCAGGGGCATTTGCAGTAATGAAATCAGGCGGTGAAAGTACCAATAAAGGTTTCTACTTTGCTGTCCTTGAATTTCTCAACAAGCAGATCACGAAATTCGTTAGCCATTTCTTCCTGCACCGCCTCCAGCTGAATAATGCGCAGAACCAGTACAGGACGATCGCCAGTGATAATGCTGAGGCGTAATTTAAACGGACGTTCTTTCAGACCTTCAAACGGAACGCATTTAAATTCAAATGCCACTGGCATAATGTCTTTGGTCTTCGCTTCGACAGACTCCATCAGGGAGCGTTTGCCGCTGAAGTCATTGTCTTCAAAATCAGCGGTCTGGTTCGCTTCAATTGTGATTTTACGGATCGCCGCAGCCGCTTTGGTTGCCTGAATGGCGTCACCATTAGCATCAAAGCCCACAAGGTAGTCGGCCCAGTCTTCAATCCATTCTGCCAGTGACTTCTGGGAGTTACGCTCGCCATTAACAGACAACAGAGCAGAGAACGGTGCTGTCTTTTTCAGTTTGAGAGTGGCGGTGTTATCTGCGTGACCTGGTTCATCAATAGTACCCAGGTTAAGCACACTGACGGCTCGCATATTATCGGCATCGATAAAGCAGCGGGTGCCTTCATCTGCAAGATCTTTAGAATAACGGGTAAAGTCATCGATGCTGGCAGTGGAAAGTGCACCACGGAAACGGAAACGATTTAAATTAAATTTTTCCAGATCATGAATGCGGAAATTCTCAGGCAATGCCACAGCATCGGCACCAATCTTACTGATAATTTCATTAACACCCTGAGCAGAAATAAGGGCATGGATTTGATTAATTGCGGTTGCGTCTAAGTTCTGAGACATAATAAGTCCTCACTATATAAAGATATTCAGTGATGAGATAAATAATCGGTTAATTAAGAACGATATTAATGACCTGCTGCGCGGAGTTTTCCGTCAGGTTCACCGGCAAGAGTCAGTAATTGTCCCTGGTCTTCCTGCAGAATAGTCAGGCGACCACCGCGATTGACATACATCGGCGTTTCGGTGGTGTCTTCTTCGGAAATTTTCCCGCGGTTAGTCGGGCGAACATATGAGAGTTTGTGTTTGATTTTTACACGGTTCTCATCAAATGGTTCGATTTCCAGGTTGAGTGAGACCTTACCTTTGGTTTTCGTGTTCATCACACCTGAAGCGACTTCACTGAGAACTGCGCCGATTTTGGTTTCAAATACGCCGCCGTCCAGCTCCCCGATAAATGCCTGCACATCAGTACTGCGTTCGCTAGCCATTTTGCTGCTCCTAATCATATCGACCCTGCAAGGTCGGTTGGTTTCTCCACAAAACAGAGAAGAACACCTGCGGTGGCAGCCGCCCGGATGGATTGGGTTATGAGCCCGTCGTCCGGTGATGCTCTTCTCTGTTTTGTAAAAAGAGCGGTACCAGCCGGAAGCAAGTGTACAAACTGGTACCGCCAAAGCAGTGGCTGTTGTGGTGACCGGTGCTGATCTCCGGCTTGCGGTTATTTCAGACTCTCACGGGCGTTTAATTGCCCCGCCGAACAGCTCTTTTCCGCAATAGCTGCAATGTCTTTCGCGCATCAGCCTGCGCATTCACCACAACGCTGAGAGCACTTAGCCAGTTACGGCACCACACTTTGTCGCGGTTCCATAAATGCCCTCATCGTTGCACCCTGGTCTCTTCCCAGGTGTCAAACCGAACCGCCACGCTGGTTAGGCGTCTTATCAGCATCATCATTGACTTGCACATTCCGGCTACCTGGTTTGTTTGCCCGAGCAAGGAGTGGATTGTCCCCTTTAACGTCCCCAGACCGCTAACGACGCATGTGCCATACGCCGTGTTACAACCAAATTTTGTTTAATCTTGCCTGTGACATGTTTCTTTTAGATACATTATGTATCTCAAGGGTACATTGTCAAGTATAAAAAAACCTGCCGAAGCAGGTTATAAATATTGATTAGGCCTTTATTTTGTATCTTCTTGGTTTTCCTGAGAAAATTACTGTACCAATTATAGAGCAATTACCGTTGATCTTAATGTAAGGTTCAGGCCAGTTTGGGTTTAATGCTTTGAGGTAACGCTGTGTTCCATCTTCTATCAACCGCTTAAAGGTGGTTTCGCCTGTATCGTGCATCAATGCAATAACGTCGTCACCGTGGCAGGCAGGGACTTCAGGATCTACAAAAATCATGTCTCCCGGGCGGTACTCATCAATCATTGAATCACCAATCACCCGCAAGATATAAGTCATTTCGCCACAGGGTACAGGGCAGGGATAAGTTTCTGCTGTGCTCAAATCAACCTCAGAATAGCCAACTTCTTTCCATGCTCCGGCCTGTACCCATGATATGACAGGGACTAACGTTATTTGTTTGTTAGTAATTGAAACATCAGGTTTTTTTGTGATGTTTGTTGTCTGGTGTTCTTGATCAAGCCATCCGACAGGCAGGTCGAAACATTTTTCGATGTGCCGTGCCATGCTGTCACCGATATTTTTAGTAGCACCATCTCCCATAAACCTGCTGGTCTGGGTTGGCTCGCGATCAATCATGGTGGCAAAGGAAGAATTCCCGCCAACACCATCTCTCAGTTTTCTGGCGTTAGACCGCCGGATGTCATGGACTGTTTTCATAACGAAATTAAAACCTTTGTACCGATAGGGTACAAGTATCTTGAAGGTTCATCTCAATCATGTAATATGTATATCGGAGGTACATATTGTATGAAAGCGTATTGGGACTCTTTAACCAAAGAACAGCAGGGCGAGTTGGCCGGAAAAGTTGGCTCAACACCAGGCTACTTACGGCTGGTTTTCAATGGTTATAAAAAAGCCAGTTTTGTGCTGGCTAAAAAACTTGAGCAATGCACGTCAGGTGCAATTACGAAATCTGACTTAAGACCGGATATCTATCCGAAAGATTAACAGAACACCTTCAATTTTTAACCACAGAACGATGAGGCTAACCGTGGGTAAGCATCACTGGAAAGTAGAAAAACAGCCTGAGTGGTACGTGAAAGCTGTCAGAAAAACTATCGCGGCGTTGCCGGGGGGTTACGCTGAAGCTGCTGAGTGGCTGGATGTAACAGAGAACGCTTTATTCAACCGCCTTCGTGCAGATGGCGATCAGATTTTCCCGCTGGGATGGGCAATGATTTTACAGCGCGCGGCTGGCACTCACTACATTGCGGATGCTGTCGCACAGTCTGCTGGTGGGGTGTTTGTATCGCTTCCTGAAATTGAGGAAGTAGAGAACGCCGATATAAACCAGCGCCTGCTGGAAGTCATCGAACAGATCGGGAGTTACTCAAAGCAGATTCGTTCGGCAATCGAAGATGGGGTAGTGGAGCCACACGAGCAGACAGCAATTAATGATGAGTTGTATCTGTCAATTTCGAAGCTCCAGGAGCATGCAGCACTGGTCTACAAAATCTTTTGCGCTCCAGAAAAGAGTGACGCCCGCGAGTGTGCAGCTCCGGGCGTCGTGGCGTTTTGTGTCTGTGGAGAAACTAACGCATGAACAGTTTAACGGCAAATAACCGTTTGTCGCAACAGCTGGTGGCCAGCGTCGCTGAACACCTGTTGTTACGGCATGAATGCAGATTACCAAATCACCTGGCTGTAAGTAACCACAGAGAACTTTACCTGACTGTGGGGGGCGAGTTGTGCAGGAACTTAACCGCTGGTTTCGTGACGGAAGAGGGCTTTATGTCCATGTTATTCGTTGGGAGCCAGAAACACAGCGCGTTATCTATCTTCGCAAAGACTACCCGCATGAGTGCTTTAGTCCTTTGTGGAAATTCAGGCGTGATTTTGTTGAGTGTGAAGGACCACCAGCACATTGATTCTGCCATTCCGGGACGTTACACTGTTCAGACACCTTATAAAGCGGGTGTCGGGATTGGCGTCCTGGAATTGCATACGGCGACAATTGGCGCGTTAGCGTCTTTTTTGTTGCTACAACTCAGCTATACCCAAATTATGGTGGGCTGGGTGGGGGCACCGAAAGGTGCGCCGGTTTCCGTATGCGCCGGTTACGCCAACCCTGCTCAGTTCACCACCAGCGAAATTGGCGTTTCCGGTGGTGGAAGTTATCCATTGCATACGGAGGCTGCCATCATGGCTACTGTCCCAGCCCTCTCTCGTCTGAATGATGAAGACTTACATAAACTCAGTTATGTAACAACTGCACTACGTGCTCTGCGCAAGGTAACTCTTTCGGATCCGCAGGCGCATCAAGTTCTGGTAGAAACCCTTCTTAACTTGCAGGCTGAACGTATTCGTCTGGCGGATAAGGCTAATTTTCATATTCACCGTCTCCTGAATATCAGCGGAGGGCATCGTCATGCTTAATCCGTTGATCCTCAATATTTGCCGTTTTCTTCAGCGTAAAAAAACATCAATTCCTACAGTTGGGCAGTGGTACACCACACCTGCAGGGCATGTTCTACGTGTTAGCCTGGTTGACCGTGAATGCCAGAAGGTGATTTGTGAACCGCTGGGCCGTAATTACCGCGTCAGTATGCCGCTTATAGCCTTTCGCTCCGGAAAAAACATGAAGCATCTCGGAGGTGCAGCATGAGTATGGAGCTGATGGTTAAAGCGATGAAAATTCGAGTAGGTAATCCATTGCGAAAACTGGTTCTGATCAAGCTGGCTGATAATGCCAGCGATCAGGGTGAGTGCTGGCCCAGCTACCAGCATATTGCTGACCAGTGCGAAATTAGCAAACGTTCTGTGATGAATCATATTGCGGCCCTTTGTGAGTCCGGGCTGGTAAAAAAAGTCACCCGGAAAGGTGAAAAAGGTAACTCAAGTAATATCTATCTCCTTCATCTGGATGGTGCAGGAGATTCACTAGGGGGTAGTGCAAATAATTCACTATCTGGTGCAGCAAATTCACCAGGTAGTGCAGGAGTTGCACCAGGGGGTAGTGCAGGAGATTCACCCAGAACCAGTCACTCTTTTGAACCAGTCAAAGAACCAGTCAATGAACCAATAGCTGTTGGTGCATCAGTTGATGAGTCCGTGCGAGTTCGTTCAAACCGACCGGAATACTCTCTGGAGTTTGAGCAGGCATGGCTGGCATATCCCAAACGTGCTGGTGGCAATTCAAAATCTGCAGCCTTCAAAGCCTGGAAAGCCCGTTTGAATGAGGGGGTAAACCCCGAAACCATGCTGGAAGGTGTGAAACGCTACGCGGGCTGGGTATCTGCGATGGGTAACAGCGGCACACAATTTGTGAAACAGGCTGTCACGTTCTTTGGTCCGGATCGTCATTTCGAAGAATCCTGGGAAGTTCCTGCGGTATCTGCAGCCAGACGCGAGGACCCGTACTTCAAAGCCAGTTACGACAACGTGGACTACAGCCAGATCCCGGCAGGATTCAGGGGGTGATCATGAGTCTTTTGAATGAAGTTCAGAAATTCATTGAAGCCCATCCGGGGTGTACTTCCGGAGACATTGCGGATGCTTTTGCAGGTTACTCACGGCAGCGCGTTCTGCAGTCAGCAAGCAAGTTACGTCAGAGTGGGCGTGTGGCTCACCGTTGTGAAGGAGATACACGCAGACATTTCCCACGCCTGACTGAGAGAGCGCAGGAGCCGGAACCACAACCAGTTCGTGAAACCAGACCTGTGCGCAATTTCTATGTCGGCACTAACGATCCCCGGGTGATTTTGTGCCTGACCCGCCAGGCGGAAGAACTGGAGTCCAGGGGCTTATTCCGTCGAGCTGCAACGGTGTGGATGGTGGCATTCCGTGAAAGCCACTCCCAGCCAGAACGAAACAATTTTCTGGCGCGTCGTGAGCAGTGTTTACGGAAAAGCAGCAAGCGCGCTGTATCGGGTGATGAGTGGTATCTGTCAGGGAATTACGTGGGGGCTTAATGAGTAATAAATATTGCCAGGAGCTGGTGGAACTGCGGAACAAACCAGCCCATGAACTGAAGGAAGTGGGTGATCAGTGGCGCACGCCGGACAACATTTTCTGGGGAATTAACACCCTGTTTGGCCCGTTTGTTCTGGATCTGTTCACTGACGGTGATAACGCCAAATGTGCTGCGTATTACACGGCGGAAGACAACGCGCTGGCGCATGACTGGTCAGAACGTCTTGCGGAGCTTAAAGGGGCTGCCTTTGGTAATCCCCCATACAGCCGCGCCAGTCAGCATGAGGGGCAATACATCACCGGCATGCGTTACATCATGAAACATGCCAGTGCCATGCGTGATAAGGGTGGGCGCTATGTTTTCCTGATCAAAGCTGCCACCAGCGAAGTGTGGTGGCCGGAAGATGCGGACCATATTGCTTTTATTCGCGGGCGTATTGGTTTTGAACTGCCTGCCTGGTTTATCCCGAAGGATGAGAAGCAGGTGCCGACAGGCGCTTTCTTCGCTGGTGCTATTGCTGTTTTCGACAAGACCTGGAAGGGACCGGCAATCAGCTACATCGGGCGCGATGAACTTGAGGCATGTGGTGAGGCGTTTCTGGTGCAGGTTCGCCAGCAGGCGGAAAAACTGGTCAGGGAGATGGCGGCATGACGACATTAACTCAATGCCAGCAGCAGGTGCTGGATATGCTGATTTCTTACCAGAAAGAACGTGGCTTCCCGCCAACCAATCAGGAGGTGGCAACCATGCTGGGATACCGTTCAGTGAATGCAGCGGTGGAGCATCTTCGCGCACTGGAGAAAAAAGGTGTCATCACGATAAAGCGTGGCGTGGCCCGGGGGATAACGCTTCATACCGCGGTGAAGGACGACGACAGCGAGGCGGTCGGGATTATCCGCTCACTGCTTGCCGGTGAGGAAAACGCAAGGCTGCGTGCAACCCACTGGTTACATGAGAGAGGCCTGAAAGCATGAAGCTGATCCTGCCTTTTCCGCCCAGCGTGAACACGTACTGGCGACACCCCAACAAAGGGGCATTTGCTGGTAAGAGCCTGATAAGCGCGGCGGGGCGAAAATTTCAGAGCGCGGCGTGCGCAGCAATAGTTGAGCAGTTACGTCGTCTGCCAAAACCAACGTCGGCACCTGCTTCAGTGGAGATCGTGTTGTTTCCTCCGGATAACCGGATCCGCGATCTGGACAACTATAACAAGGCGCTGTTTGACGCCCTGACCCACGCGGGTGTGTGGGAAGACGACAGACAGGTGAAAAGAATGCTGGTGGAGTGGGGACCGGTTATCCCGAAAGGGAAGGTCGAGATCGCTATCAGTAAGTATGAGAAACCGGCGGGTGCAGCCGCCTGATTAAGAGGAGAAACGAAGTATGAATAATCTGATGGTTATTGATGGTATTGAAGTTCGTCGTGATGTTTATGGGCGTTACAGCCTGAACGATCTGCATCGCGCAGCAGTAGCATCTGGTGCAAATGCCAGAACCAAGGAGCCAGGAAAGTTTCTTTCCAGCCAACAAACTGTTGAACTTGTTCATGAATTGACCAACACCCAGAATTTGGGTGTTGACCCGGTGAGTGTGATTCATGGGGGAAATGAACGGGGAACTTATGTCTGCAAGGAACTGGTGTATGCCTATGCAATGTGGATCAGCCCGTCATTCCATCTGAAGGTGATCCGTACTTTCGACATGGTAACCAGCACACCGGAAAAATTATCCGGACAGGCTGCTGACAAGATGCAGGCTGGCGTGATTCTGCTGGACTTTATGCGCAGGGAGTTAAACCTGTCTAACTCTTCAGTGCTTGGTGCCTGTCAGAAACTCCAGGAGGCTGTTGGCTTACCGAATCTGGCACCGCGCTATGCCATTGATGCTCCAGCTGATGCACACGATGGCTCAAGTCGCCCGACACTGTCACTGAGTGCACTGCTGAAACAGTATGGTATCCGCCTGACGGCTAATCAGGCATATCACCAGATGGTGAAGCTGGGGATCGTCGAGCAGCGCGAACGATACAGCCGTACCGCGATTAACAACATCAAAAAATTCTGGTCGCTGACGGCGAAAGGCTGCATGTTCGGCAAGAACATCACCAGTCCTGCAAATCCGCGCGAGACGCAGCCGCACTTCTTCAAATCCCGATTCCCTGAGCTGTTAAAGCTGCTCGATACCGTTCATTGAGGTGACTGTGAGAGCACTACTGACCCCTGAAATTGCCCCGCGTATGGGGATCGTATTGTTCAGACCAGGTTCAGAGCTGATGCCCCTGTTTATGCAGGGGCGTGTCCTGCTGGAGCCTGAGCCGGAACGTTATTCATCTTTCGCCAGTGGTGCCGTTCCGGCGGCATCACAACCGCTGGCGGATGATCCTGCCGTTCGGGCCGTGTTCCGCAATGAGGCAGTGATCCGTCGTGCTGGTGGAGTGGAATGTCTTGAAAGCTGGTTACTTCGTGAAAAAGGCTGCCAGTGGCCTCATTCCGACTGGCACAGCGAGAACATGACCACAATGCGACACGCGCCGGGCGCAATCCGTCTGTGCTGGCACTGCGATAACCAGCTGCGCGATCAGTTCACGGAACGGCTGGAATCAATGGCAACGGATAACTGTGCCCGCTGGGTGTTATCTGTTGTGCGCCGTGATCTCGGTTTTGATGATAGTCACGTTGTGACAATGCCGGAACTGTGCTGGTGGCTGGTTCGTAATGACCTGGCTGATGCCTTACCGGAAAGTGCAGCCCGTAAGGCACTGAGATTACCGAAGCCTGTTGTGCCGTCTGTCACCCGGGAGAGTGACCTTGTTCCTTCGGTTCCTGCCACCAGCATTATCCAGGATAAAGCGAAAAAGGTGCTGGCGCTGAAAGTGGATCCAGAGTCGCCGGAGTCTTTTATGTTACGCCCAAAACGTCGCCGCTGGGTTAATGAAAAGTACACGCGCTGGGTTAAGACACAGCCGTGTGCATGTTGTGGAAAGCCTGCTGATGATCCCCATCACCTGATAGGCCACGGTCAGGGTGGAATGGGTACAAAAGCGCATGACCTCTTTGTGTTGCCTTTGTGCAGAAAGCATCACGACGAGCTGCATGCGGATACCGTGGCATTTGAAGAGATGTATGGCTCCCAGCTGGAGCTGATATTTCGTTTTATCGATCGTGCGCTGGCAATAGGCGTACTGGCGTAAGTGGAGAACGAGCATGAACCTTGAAGCCTTACCGAAATATTACTCCCCAAAATCTCCAAAATTGAGCGATGACGCACCGGCGACAGGCTCTGGTGGTTTAACAATTACGGATGTGATGGCTGCGCAGGGGATGGTGCAGTCGAAAGCACCGCTTGGGTTTGCCTTATTCCTGGCAAAAGTTGGTGTTCAGGATCCTCAGTTTGCGATTGAAGGTCTGCTCAATTACGCGATGGCACTGGATAACCCGACATTGAACAAATTGAGTGAAGAAACCCGGCTACAGATCATTCCTTACCTTGTGAATTTTGCCTTTGCTGATTATTCCAGGTCTGCGGCAAGTAAGGCTCGCTGTGAGCATTGTGCTGGTACTGGATTTCATAATGTATTGCGCGAAGTGGTGAAACACTCCAGAAGCGGGGAATCTGTTATCAAGGAAGAGTGGGTGAAGGAACTATGTCAGCATTGTCATGGTAAGGGAGAAGTCAGCACAGCGTGTAGAGGGTGTAAGGGGAAAGGTATTGTACTGGATGAAAAAAGAAACCGGCTTCATGGTGCGCCTGTTTATAAGATTTGTGGGCGTTGCAATGGAAACCGGTTTAGCCGTTTACCAACCACACTGGCGCGGCATCATGTCCAGAAGCTGGTACCGGACCTGACGGATTATCAGTGGTACAAAGGATATGCAGATGTCATTGATAAACTGGTTACAAAGTGCTGGCAGGAAGAAGCATATGCAGAGACACAATTGAGAAAAGTGACAAGATAAATGATTTTCGCCGAAGATGGCGACATGATGCTTGCATTTTTCAAAAAATATGGATAAGATTTTCCCAACGATGGGCTTTGTATGTCTACCGTTGATAAGATTTAAGAACCCGCCACTGAGCGGGTTTTTTGTACCTGTAAACTTGGTGCAGTACAGTAAACACGCTGGTGGTCGTGAATACTGACTTTTTATCTTGCTGGATTTTTAGACAAGAGTTATTGGTATGTCATGTTAACCAGAAGGGAAAAAGACATGCTAAAACAGCAAGATATGACAGAAACCGCCGCCGCAGTCCTTCATTTCTTACCTGCTGACAAGTGGGTAACGCCACGCATGATGACGAGAACTACCGGAGTAAGCGAAGCCCGGTGCCAGTTAATACTGACTCAGTTAGTTCTGGCGGGTCTGGCGAAGGATAACGGCGGGTACGGGAATAAATTCAGACGCTGCCAGTAATGGCGGTTTCCTGCTGTGAAAATGGGCGGCTGGTGGGTGTTGGTAGCACCTGCCAGCCATTCGCTCATGCTTACTGGTCACAAGCGAACCACGGCCCACTGCTTTAGCGCAAAAGCAGAGTGAGCCTACCAGAGTTACGCTTACTGATCCATGAAAAATACTGTAAAAATAAACAGTGTTGATTTAATCAACGCTGATTGCCTGCATTTTATTCAGTCCCTGCCTGATGATTCCATTGACCTGATTGTTACCGATCCGCCTTACTTCAAGGTGAAACCTAACGGTTGGGACAATCAGTGGAAAGGGGACGAAGATTACCTTAAGTGGCTGGACCACTGTCTGGCCCAGTTCTGGCGGGTGTTGAAACCTGCCGGAAGCCTTTACCTGTTCTGTGGGCATCGCCTGGCATCTGATATTGAGATCATGATGCGTGAACGTTTCAACGTGCTTAACCATATCATCTGGGCGAAGCCGTCCGGACGTTGGAATGGGTGTAATAAAGAAAGTCTGCGCGCATATTTTCCTGCCACAGAGCGCGTTCTGTTTGCTGAACATTACCGGGGGCCATATCGCGGCAAAAGTGACGGCTATGCGGCAAAAGAAAGGGAACTCAAACAGCACATAATGGCACCGCTGATATCGTATTTCAGGGATGCTCGTGCCGAACTGGGTATAACGGCAAAACAAATTGCCGAAGCCACAGGTAAGAAAAATATGGTTTCCCACTGGTTTGGTGCCAGTCAGTGGCAGTTGCCGAATGAGGCTGACTATCGGAAGTTACAGGCACTGTTTTCCCGTATAGCGGCAGAGAAGTTTCAGGAACAACAACTGGAACAACCACACCACCAGCTGGTGGCATCTTATGATTCACTGAATCGCAAATATTCTGAATTGCTGGATGAGTTTAAATCTCTCCGGCGCTATTTCTCCGTATCAGTCTCCGTGCCTTATACCGATGTCTGGACGCATAAGCCCGTTCAGTTCTACCCGGGTAAACATCCGTGCGAGAAACCGACGGATATGCTCCGGCAAATAATCAATGCCAGTAGTCGACCTGGTGATCTGGTTGCTGATTTCTTTATGGGATCCGGTTCCACAATAAAAGCAGCAATGGCGCTGGGGCGTCGGGCGTTAGGTGTTGAACTTGAGTCAGAGCGGTTTAATCAGACGGTGAAAGAGGTAAGTGAACTGGTGGGGAAATAATTCTGGTGGCCACGTTGCGTGGCCTTTTTATTTCCAACACAGCACCCGCAAATATCGCGAGGTGAGAGATGACGAAATGCCTCATAACCCAAATACCTGGCCGGACTGGCTGGAGTTGTTTCAGAGCTGGTGGCGTGGAGACACACCGCTGGGTGCAGTGATTATGTCGATCGTTATGGCTGGTTTGCGCATCGCCTATTTTGGCGGTGGTGGTGGCTGGAAGCGAAAAACGCTCGAGATTTTGCTCTGTGGCGCTCTGACGCTGACCTTTGCATCCGCTCTTGAATATGTCGGATGGCCTAAATCGCTTTCTGTTGCCATTGGTGGTGGCGTGGGGCTGATCGGTGTCGATGCTATTCGTGGGGCTGCAATGCGAGTAATCGGTAACAAATTTGGTAGCTCGAAGGAGTAATTTATGCAGGCACTAAATTCCCAGCGTAAAGCTTTCCTGGATATGGTGGCATGGTCAGAAGGAACGGATAACGGGCGACAACCGACACGTAACCACGGTTATGATGTTATTGTTGGTGGCGAACTGTTCACTGATTACTCCGATCACCCTCGCAAACTTGTCACGCTAAACCCAAAACTCAAATCAACAGCCGCCGGACGTTACCAGCTTCTTTCCCGTTGGTGGGATGCCTATCGTAAGCAGCTTGGCCTGAAAGACTTCTCTCCGAAAAGCCAGGACGCTGTGGCATTGCAGCAGATTAAGGAGCGTGGCGCTTTACCGATGATTGATCGCGGTGATATCCGTCAGGCTATCGATCGTTGCAGCAATATCTGGGCGTCGTTACCTGGTGCAGGTTATGGTCAGTATGAACATAAAATCAGTGATCTGATTTCCCGGTTTAAAGAGGCTGGTGGGGTGGTAAATGAAGTTGAGCTATAAGCTGGTTATCGCTGCATTCTTCTTTACTGTCATCGGTTCTTTCATCTGGTCTGCCAACCACTACTACAGCAAATATCAGCACGAAAAGAAACGTGCTGATGAGGCTGTACAAAATGCCAAATCGGCAACTGTCATTACCAATAACGTCCTGCAATCACTGCAAATCGTCAATACAGTTCTGGAGGCTAACCAGCATGCAAAACAGCAGATCACACTGGAGTCACAGAGAACCCAGGAAGATATCAAAGTGGCTGTTGCGGATGATGATTGTGCTTCACGTCCTGTGCCTGCTGCCGCTGCTGACCGGTTGCGGAAGTACGCGAACAGTTTACGTACCGATTCCGGCGGTACCGTTGCCAGCAAGCCTGACTACTGAAACTCCCCAGCCAGTCATTCCCGAGCCGCTGACCTATGGGGCCAGTCTGGATCTGAATGTGAGCCTGCTTTCGGCGTTGGGACAATGCAATATTGACAAAGCGGGGATTCGAAGTATCGAGATGCGCCGTAACGCTTTGCTGGCAGCAGGCAAATAGTCCGGACAAAGATCAGGAATATATTTATGCCCCCTCGAACTCCAAAAGCCTGCCGCGTTCGCGGCTGCCGTAATACCACGACAGACCCGTCAGGCTACTGCGAAAGCCACAAAAGCGAAGGCTGGAAGCAATACAAGTCAGGACAATCCCGTCATCAGCGCGGTTATGGTTCTAAGTGGGATGTTATCCGTGTGCGTGTGCTGCAACGTGACAAAGGCCTGTGTCAGTTATGTCTGCGTGCCGGTGTGGCGCGTGAAGCGAAAACCGTTGACCACATCATCCCTAAAGCACATGGCGGCACTGATGCCGACAGTAATCTGCAGAGTCTGTGCTGGCCGTGTCATAAGGCGAAGACGGCCCGTGAACGGCTTAAGTGATAATAACTCTCAACTGTCTGAGGGGAGGGGCGGGTCAAATCTCTGTGACCTGACGTCTTCCGGACTGCCCGCCCCATCGTTTTTTTATACCCGCGAAAAATGAAATTTAACCAGGAGTGCCGCATATGGCTGGAACGGCGGGGCGTTCCGGGCGTCGCCCCAAGCCAACGGCGCGCAAGGCGCTGGCCGGAAACCCCGGCAAGCGAGCCCTGAACAAAGATGAACCTGTTTTTACGCCCATCAAAGGCGTTGAGCCACCGGAGTGGTTCGCAGAAGAAAATCTCCCTCTCGCCACGATCATGTGGCAACTGACAACCAAAGAACTCTGCGGTCAGGGCCTGCTGTGCGTGACTGACCTGGCGGTACTTGAGCGGTGGTGCGTGGCCTATGAGTTCTGGCGACGTGCCGTGAAAAATATTGCCAGACAGGGCAACACCATCACCGGTGCAATGGGTGGCATGGTCAAAAATCCGGAGCTGACCGCCAAGAAAGAACAGGAGTCCGAGATGAGCAGCACGGGGGCAATGCTCGGACTCGACCCCAGCAGCCGCCAGCGTCTGATTGGCCTGGCGGGGCAGAAGAAAATCTCCCTCTCGCCACGATCATGTGGCAACTGACAACCAAAGAACTCTGCGGTCAGGGCCTGCTGTGCGTGACTGACCTCGCGGTGCTTGAGCGGTGGTGCGTAGCCTATGAGTTCTGGCGACGTGCCGTGAAAAATATTGCCAGCCAGGGCAACACCATCACCGGTGCAATGGGCGGTATGGTCAAAAATCCGGAGCTGACCGCCAAGAAAGAACAGGAGTCCGAGATGAGCAGCACGGGGGCAATGCTCGGACTCGACCCCAGCAGCCGCCAGCGTCTGATTGGCCTGGCGGGGCAGAAGAAAGCCACTAACCCGTTTCTGAAAATTATCGAATCATGAGCCGGAAATCTTACCCCAACGTAAATGCAGCCAATCAGTATGCCCGTGATGTCGTGCGCGGAAAGATTGTGGCCTGCCAGTTTGTGATTCAGGCCTGCCAGCGCCATCTTGATGACCTGATGGCGGAAAAAAGTAAGTCGTTTCGTTACCGCTTCGACAAGGACCAGGCTGAACGGGCCGCGAAATTTATTCAGCTGTTGCCGCACACCAAGGGTGAGTGGGCATTCAAACGGATGCCCATCACGCTGGAGCCGTGGCAGCTCTTTGTGATCTGCTGCGCGTTTGGCTGGGTCAATAAAGGCTCCCGGCTGCGCCGCTTCCGGGAGGTGTATACCGAAATCCCCCGTAAGAACGGCAAATCGGCAATCTCTGCCGGTGTTGCCCTGTATTGTTTTGCCTGTGATAACGAGTTCGGCGCGGAAGTGTATTCCGGTGCCACGACGGAGAAACAGGCATGGGAAGTCTTTCGTCCGGCACGACTGATGTGTAAACGCACACCCATGCTGACGGAAGCGTTCGGGATTGAGGTTAACGCCTCAAACATGAACCGTCCGGAGGAT